ATCATCATCTGTCTCTTGCATATTCTCAGTATGTTCTAGAAGCACTTATTCAATGATGGCTGGATTTTTTCACCAAGGAAGTAAAATAATTATGCCAAAATGGGGATATTCTGGGACTTGTGGTTTAGGAAATAAATTCGATAAAAGTAATTTAAAATTTTATTATTAATTATTATAATGTTACTAAAAAATTTTTATATTTCTACAGTAAATAAAAATGAAAAATTTACAGGAGGGTGGTCTCAGTTATATTATGGTGTTATAAGCAAAGTAATTAATAATAATAATTATAAAAATTATTGTGAAGTTGGAATTGGTTATGGTACACATGTAAAATATGTATTAAAAACAACTGATATTGAAAAAGTTTATTTAGTTGATCCAATGAAATATTATGAAAATGATGGATTTCCATTAGATATTATAAATAAAAAATGTAGTAATCCCATAAAAAATGATAATAAATATGATAATTTTGAAGAACTTTATAATCTAATATCTGAATATCTTAGTGATTTTAAAAATAAAGTTTGTTGGATTAGAAAAGAAAGTGTTACTGTTACAGATGATGAAATACCAGATGAATCATTAGATTGCATATTTATAGACGGAGATCATTCATATGAGGCGGTAAGAAAAGATTTGAAATTTTGGTGGAAAAAACTAAAAAAAAATGGTTCAATGCTTGGAGATGATTATTACATGGGTGATGTTAAAAGAGCGGTTAACGAGTTTGCAGAAATGATCGATCAAAAACCAGAATTTTTAACAAATAGTAAAGATAATAGGTATCAAATTTATAATTTTGTTAAAAAGTAAGTTTTTTATATTTTTAATATATATATAAAATGTTAATTTGTATTTATTCTAATTGTCAGTTTAATGGAATTATACCAAATTTAAAAACAAATTTAAAAAATATAAATATAATCGCACTTGAAAATTATAGTTATATTATAAAAAAACACAAATTACCTATAGAGAAATTATCTAAGGTAGATGTTTTTATATATCAACCTATTAGAAAAGAACACGGGATATATTCTACAGTTGATAATATGACAAATATTATAAGTTATCTTCCAAAAAAATGTTTAAAAATATCATTTCCCTATATTTATAACTCTGGTATTTGGGGATTAACAAAAGATGCAATTAAAAAAGATGATGGTACAACACAAGGAAATAGAGATTGTATTTTAGAATTAAAAAATAAATCGCTAGATGATATCATTGATATGTATAAAAATAATAAAATAAATTTTAATTATAAAAAAAGATTTAATTCATCATTAAGTAAATTAATAGAAAAAGAAAAAATATGTAATATTAAAATTTCTGATTTTATAGTAAGTAATATTAAGAAAAAAAAATTATTTTTTACTCAAAATCACCCCACACCATTTACATTTACACATATTTGTAAGCAAATACTTGATATAATTAAATTACATTATCCTGAATATATTATAAATTTAACATACAATTATGTTAGTTACAATTCTTTGTGTAGAGGTCTCAAATGGCCTATTTGTGAAAGTGATATTAAATATTGGGAATTTGAATATATATCTAAATCTGAAGAAGGTTCCGATGATTATTACATTGATTTAATAACTAAATATTACAATAATAATAGCAGACACAATGAGGGTATTGCGGATGTATATTATTAAATATATAATTTATTTGAAAATTAATTTATTTGTAATAAATTAATTATTTACTATTAATATATGAATCAAGAATTTGTTGTAATTGAACCATGGTCTGGTTTATGTAATAGACTACGTGCAATATTTTCTTTTTATAAGTTATCAAATAAATTAAATAAGCAATTTCTTGTTGTTTGGCATTGTCATAGAGGAAATCCTTGTAGGGGTAATATATTGGATTATTATGACAAAATACCAAATGTAGATTATATTATTTTAAAAAATAAAGACGAAGTATCAAATCATACATATAAGGGTATCCAATTATATCAAAGGAATAATAAACAAAATAAACCATATAATATAAATTCAACTGGTGGAGAATATTGTAATGGTTCAAGTCCAGAATATTGTGGAAAATATAGTAATTTATATCAAGAATTAAAATTAAAACCATACATGCAAGGTATAATTAACAATAATAAATTAAAATTAAAAAAATATATATATCAGTTCATATAAGAAGAACAGATCATAAGCATCATGAACAAGATGAAAATTATATTAATTTTCTTAAAAAATATTCAGAATATAATATTTATATAGCATGTGATAATTCTAATACACAAAATAAATTTTATGAATTATTTAAGGATAGAATACTTATAGAAAAACATAAGGCTGGAAGGGACGCGGGAAGTCGATTTACAGACTTAAAAGACACAATTATAGATTTACATATGTGTATTGAAAGTGATATATTTTATGGGACACATCATTCTAGTTTTTCAGAACTTATATATTCTAAAAGATATTTTGATAATAAAATGAATGATTATGAATTAAAAATTGCTAAGAAAAAGGGTGCAGTAAAAATATAATACACATTTCGTCCTTTTCAAAAATTATTTCAGTATCATTATTATAAATATTACAATTTTCAAGATTATCTTGTAAAGCCAAATATCGTTTTTTAAATAAATTACAATCTTCTGGTAAATAAAACATAATTGATTTAGATTTTGTTTTTTCTTTATTATTTATTTTATAAATATTTTATAATGAGATTAATGAAATTTGTTTACTTTTATACGAATAAATTATTTTCGGTTTAAATTTTTTTAAAGGTTCATAATTCACAGATAACCTTCTATATTCGCCATTATTTATATCAATATTATCACTTTTCTGATTACCGTCATTAATAATTAAAATACATTTGAATTTTTTTTCTTTAATTATAAAATTTAACAAATCATCTATTGATTTGTTAGATAAATGTTGTAAAACATCTTTTAAAATACATAAATCTCCTGATTCTATTTCTTCTTTATTTGTAACAAAATCTAAGTGTACAAACGTATGTTTAGAATATTTTTTTTTATGTGATATTATTAATTTTTTATATGCGTCATAACCAATATAATTAATATCAGGTAATCCCTCATATATTAAATATGAAGACTGTAGATCACCGCATCCTAGATCTACTACTTTATTTATTTTATTTTGTATAATAAATTTTTTCACAAATTCTATATATGCTTTACATTGATTTAATTCTGAACCACCCCCGCTTGTACCTTTATATGAATTATCTATTGAACTGTTATGACCCCATACATTATTTTCATATATTTGTGTAAAAATATCTATATTATTCATATTAATATATATTGTTTTATATTGTTTATATCATATTTAATTGTAATATTAAATATGATGTATTTGTAAATTAAATATGATGTATTTGTAAATTAAATATGACGTATTTGTTATTTTTATTAATAATTAAAACCGTATCTTTATAATAAATATTGCATTTTTCTAAATTGTCGTGTAGAGACAGATATTTTTTTTTAAATAAATTACAATCTTCCGGTAAATATATCATTATTGCCTTTGATTTTATTTTATTATTTATCATAAATAAATGAGTAATATTATTTATATTTTCTCTAATAAAATATAATTTTTTTTCAAGTTTATCATTTTTTTCAACTAAATCAAAATTATCCAAAAATAAATTATCATTTTTTTCAATTATTTTTTCAAAGTTTATATGAATATTTAAATCAAATTGATTTATCCAATGGTGATGATTATACTGAAATTTTTCTTCAGCCAGTTCTTTAAAATGACCCAGTCCCCATGTTTGCCATTTTATACCTTGTTTAATCTCTAACACGTTAAAAATAGCAATGGCTCGTTCTGTAAATCCACCTATTACACCCCAATGGGTTTGTGATTCACAACCATTATATTTTAATACCCATATTTCATCACATAATATTTCCAACCATCTGCATAATTTTTCAAAAATATGTGTAGGATAAATATTTGTTTGCCATAATGAAAACGGTAATCCTTCTAAATCTTTTTTTGTATGATTTTTATTAAAATGTTTATTGTAACTATCCATAAGAAAATTACAATTTCTTAATGTTGGATGCATCCAGTTATGCCATGTATTGTTAGATACAATATTATTGGTTGTCCATTCAATAATTATTTTATTATTTTCTAATTTTGGTAGAGGTTTATCATGTGTCATATCATATTGGCAAAACCCAACATATTCTTTATCTTTATATAATTTATTCCAAAATACATGCAAATATACGGATGTTTCCATATATCCCCTTTTTTGTAAAAATGGATTATAAATAGGTAAATCATATTCTATAACGTTTTTGTAATTTTTATTATTTACTATATTTTTAGAATGTAACTCATTTACTCCGAAAAATGTAAAATTTTTCCTAATTATATCTTCTGTGTAACAAGATTTAAAAATTTTATCAGGGTGAACATTTTTGTGATAAACTATAAAAATTTCAATATCTGTCATTTATATAATATTATATTTATTTAATATTATAATTTAAACAATATAAATTTAAGCATTAATTGTTTTACCGTGACTTTTATGATAATACGTTAACCATTTTTCTACATGTTTTGAACAGTCTATATCAAATAAATAGTACATCATTTCTCCCCATAAAGGTAGATCTCCCCACCTATACTGATATATTCCATTGCTTTTATCTATATATTCATGATATTTTGAAAGTATATCCCATTTTTCTCTTATTTTATTCAAATCCATTCCAAATATATTAGTATATGGACCAACTTGATTACGAGACTTAATATTTTTAAAATTATTTTCTTTTAAAAAGTTCATTGTAGTATTATTTAAATTCACAACTACAAATCCTGGATCTCCAAATACATGACCATATAAAAATGGTGAATTATTATTAAGTAAGTGTTCAAATGCTCTATCAATCGAAAATCTAATAAAACAATCTTCGTCTATTCTTAAAACATATTGATAATCTTTTACATAGTGATAAAAGTCTTTAAACCAAAAATTACACATATGTCTATATCCATATCCCCACCAAGGTTCATCTGTTCTAGGATAAAACGTTGTATTTTCTTTTTCTTTTAAGAAACATTTATCTGAAATATTAATAAATTTCATTATAAGATTTGGTTGTTTATTCTTAATATGAGTTTGATGTTCATCTGTAATATTACCTTCATGAAAAAAAAGCAAAGGAATTGTTTTATCTTTTAAATTTCTATCAATATTTATATTCCTTTCGAGTAATACATTGTATTTATTAATATCATCATAACCACGTGTAAGAACTAAAATTGCTCTAGACATATATATATATATATAATAAATATATTAATTTTTTTTTTAATATAATTTAAAATTTACTAAGAAATAATATTATAATTTATAATTATAGTTAGTATCAATTATTAAATCTATTATTTTATTGTTTTTCTTCAGAGAAAAACAATTACTCCAAAATTTTATATCTTCATAAGTTTGATCCCAACATTCATCATTAACCTTAAACAATTTTTTTGTACCAATTCTATATGTATCAAAATTATTTTTTGATAAGAAATCAACAATATCCTTCATTGGGTTTTTTATTCCTGGTCCACGATGATCATCTAAACAATCACTGCATTCAAACACTATATACTCTGTTTTGTTAAGGTATTTTTCAAACCCTTTTATTACATTACTATCATTACCTTCTACATCAATTTTAAGAAATTTTATTAGTATATCTTTATTTTTAAAGTGTTGATCTAAAACATCTTCTAATCGTTTTACTTTTGTTTCGCATATAAAATTCCCACCACCTCTTAATCCTGCAATACCATTCCCTATTTTATTATCTGAATTTCCTTTCCAATTATAAAAATTAGCAACTGTATTTACATTTGATAATGCACACTTATAAAGTGTAATATTTTCGTTTGAATGAATTTTCTTTTCTATTTCAGGTATATTTACAGGATTAGGTTCAAAACATAAAATCTGAGAGTTATATTCACTACAAATTGTTTTTAAGTTTTGTATATAATCCCCGACATTACATCCTACATCTATTCCTACTATTAATTTGTCAGTATCATATTTCTTAATTACTTTTATAAGTTTCTTAATTAATAAATTATGTGGGTTATCACTTCTGAATTCATGTCGTTTTTGTTTATAATAATCAACAATATTTGATGTTATTTCCATATTATACACTTAATTTCTATAATATTATGGAAATTTAAACACATATAAAATATTTAATTTTAAATTCAAAACTGATTAAAAATTAATAAATTAATAAATAAAAAAACAAAACATAATATCCCCTAAAATCCCCACAAACTCTTTTTTTTCTTTTTTCTGGACCGAGATTTTCTAGTTAATTTTCTCTTATATATTTTGTTTTTTCTAGATAATTTTCGGGTTTTTCGTGATAATTTTTTCAGTTGTCGTTTGGATTTATTATCTTCTTTTTTCTGAGAGGGAATATAGCGTAAAAACCACCATTCATATTCCTTTGTACCTCTTTTATTCTTTAATTCTTTATATTTTTCTAATTTTTCGGCTCGTAAATTTTCTTGAGTAGATTGCTCTCCATAGCATTCTATACTATATCTTTTCAACAATCCTTTTTGTTTTAATCGGTTTTGTTGTAATATTTTAAATAAATATTGACTCATGCAAAGAATACGATTTACATTGTAGTATGGTTTGTTAGTATACATAAATGCCAAGTAAAAACTAAGCATAGTATCCAATGTTGCTATTCTTATTTTGCGATTATCAACTGTAACCGTATTATAACTATGACATGCTATAGGTTCATAAATAAAGGCAAAAGTTTCAGGACCAATACTTACTTCATAATGTGTTGGTATGGTTTCACCTATGCCTTTATGTTTTTTAATTTTTATATTTTTTATTCCTGAATCAATCAGTCTTTCTTTTAATATTCTGGTTGTTGTTTCTGGTTCAGTAGAAAGTACATCAAAATCTGGAACTTTTGGTACTCTTTTTCCCTTAAATTGTTTTAAATCTTGCAAATACATGCGATTTGCCATTGCACCGAAAAAAATGCACCCTTGCGCAATCAGTGTATTTCTCACAATAACAAATAATTTATCTTGTAAATCATCTAGAAATTCATCTTCTTCTGTATATGTTTCATGTTCCCTTTCACCACCCTTTTGCGAGTTGGTATTTGATTTTTTTTTATTGCTTTTATTGCTTTTTGTGCTTTTATTGCTTTTATTGCTTTTCGTGCTTTTATTGCTTTTCGTGCTTTTATTACTTTCCGTTTTTCTTACCTTTTTTGAAAAAGGTATTTTTGAAAAAGGTATATCTTTTGATCCAAATTGGAACAATCTCTGAATATCTTCGTCCTGACAATTTTTACCTCTTAAAGGATAATGTTTATTTAAGAGTGTTAAACGTTTTAAAACTTTTTCCCATCTACTTACATCACCGTTAGGTCTGCTTAATTCTAAATACATTAACATTCGTAAGAAATTGGGAGGACTATATTTAATCCCAGCAACTTGAATAGCATGTTTGGATATTTTTTTAAAAATGGGAGGTGCTAAATAAGTTATATCAGCGACAGGTATAAAATTAACAAACACTTTAAAAGTTCCCGGATGAAATCCGGATTTGGCTTCAACCTCATTAAATCCTTCTTTATAATACATATCTGCTAATTTTTTGGCATCTTCTAAAGGAGTTTTAGAGAAGAAATCATAATCGGGAAGTTCAAATGATTTATCATAGAATTGATCTTCCAATGGCAATATATTATTGATAGCCGTACCACCGTAACAAATTTGCTTATTTATTTTTAAAAAATTTTCAACAATATTAATAATTCTTTTTATTTCGGGATTATTTAATTTATGCGATCCTAATTTTTTATCTATTTTATCTACCGCACTTCTTAATATTGATAGTTCACAATCTTCAAATGACATATTTTTTTGACAAGACATTAATATATAGTCTTAAAAAAAATTTATAATAATTATTAAATTTTTATAAATTTCAAATGTTAAATATAGACTAATATTAAATTTTAGGATTATATACTCCACCCAACATGCTCATCTTACGAGGACCATAAGATAATTTCTTTTCTTGTTTCTTAGGTTTTGCGATCTTTGTTTCAAAATATCGTAAATGATTAGGTTTTAATCTAAATGCACTGCCAGTATCTGAAAAGAATTTTATATATTGCATTAAAAATGCATCTATTTCACTAAAATTCATCATGACCATTTGATTACCTAATTGATGATGTATAGCGCCTGGTGGATTTTCTCTCACCTTTGTAAAATCAGGACGGGTAATACCAATAAATTTCTTATTCTCATTTATCATAGATTTTCTATCTGGCGTCTGTATAACATCAATACTCTTATTAATATTCACAAATGGCATACCGCTACCATCCTTAGCTTTCCCTGACATATTTACAAGTGCTTCGAACGGTGTACCTCTATAATTGTTTAGTGGATCTTCTATTATAATAATTACTTTTCGTTGTAAATCTAAAATAGGTATATTAGCAATAATATCCCTACCTGTTTTATTAAATTTCCCATCATAACCATATTTTTGCGGTAAAAACATTCCTGAAAACGTTTTATTCATAATTGTTGACATATTTCTAAAAACATTTCTATTATTTGTTTTTATTCTAAAACTCAAAAAAAGTGGATCATTTGAATTAGGCGATATCGACCCTGAAAAAGCCATCATCTTTATTTGGTTCATTACCTGAGAAAAAGGTAAACTATTATAAGTACCTTTTAAAAGATATTTTCCATTCGCACTGGCTTCTTCACCTGCTGCAATAACTGGTTCGCCATCTAAAGAATATATTTCAAAATCCAATAATCGCGCACCCTGTTTAATTGTTTCAGTTAGAGGTATTAAATCAACAAAATCTTTCTCTAAATTTCCTCCACAACAACTATTGTGACTGCTCATGACATAATAATCTCTTAATAAATGTCTGTGGTTAGCATTGGAATGGTTTATACCTCCAATTTGCGTCCCACCTAATTCTTCAAAATTTCTAATCATATCATTTGCATTTACATTAACCATATTAAGAGTTGTATTTACATTTAATGCTAAAGCAAAAACAACTAATATTATAACAAAAAATAAGAATATAGACAGGAAATATTTTTTATTTTTTATCATATCCATCATGTTTGATTTTGAATTTTCAAGTAAACTAGAAACATTGCTCATATATATATATATTAAAACAAAAATTATTATTATAAATTATTTTAAATTAAAAATAAAAATATATGATTAATTTAAAATGACTGGTGGCTTAATGAATTTAGTGGCATATGGTAATGAAAATTTATTATTTAACGGTAATCCCAAGAAAACTTTTTTTAAAGCCGTCTATAAAAAATATACAAATTTTGGGTTACAGCGTTTTCGTATAGATTTTGAAGGATCAAAAATATTAAATGAAAAAACAAATACGGTTTTAGAATTTAAAATACCTAGATATGCTGAATTATTATCGGATACGTATTTAGTTATAAATTTGCCTAATATTTATAGTCCATTCTATAATTTTAATGCGGAAGAAGGTGTGGATAATAAAAATGGGCATTCTTTTTCACCTTATGAGTTTAGATGGGTTGAAGAATTGGGGACAAATTTTATAGAGGAGATTGAGGTATTTAGTAGCGGGACAACTTTAGCCCGCTATAGTGGCGAATATTTGAATTGTATTAAAGAACGAGATTACAGTAATTCTAAAAAAGATTTATGGGATGAAATGACGGGAAATATAGCGGAAATAAATGATCCTGCTAATGCACATGGGAATGTGAATGTATATCCGAATTGCCATTTTACTGATGCTGGATTAGATATTGAACCTTCCATACGAGGAAGAAGAATATATATTCCGATCGAGGCATTTTTCTGTCATACAAGTAAAACAGCATTGCCTCTGGTGGCACTTCAGTATCAGGAAATATCAATTCGTATTGAATTTAAACCGATTATGGATCTTTATACTATTAATAATGTAAATGAAGATCCTAATCCTAATGGATTATCATACCGAACACGACCCAATAAAAATATTTTAGATCATCAGATGTGGAGATTTTTACAAGCGCCTTATGATGAAAAAGCAGACACAAGTCTTTATAATAAAAATGTGTCAGACTGGAAAACAGATATTCATTTATCAGGGACATATGTATTCCTGGGTCAAGATGAAAGACGAATAATGGCATCGGAACAGCATAATATACTTATTACACAATTATATACTTATAATTTTTTAGATGTATCTGGAAGTCAAATTGTTGAAATAGAAAGCAAGGACATGATTAAAGATTATATGTGGAGATTTAGACGTAATGATGCTTATTTACGAAATGAATGGTCTAATTACACAAATTGGCCTTATAATAATGTAAAGCCGATGCAAGTATCGTTATTTTCAAATGAAAGTATTCCAAACCCGGCAAGAATGTTTATTACTGGTAATATAGGAGAGAAAAATAATGGGGTAATCACAAATGATTATCCTATGAATTTAAGAGACATACTTATTGATTTGGGTATTTCTATGGATGGGGTTTATAGAGAGAAAATACTAGATGCTGGAGTGTATGACTATATTGAAAAATATGCCAGGACAACTGGTGGGGCGAAGAGGGGATTATATTGTTATAATTTCTGTTTAGATAGCAATCGTAAAGAATATCAACCAAGTGGTGCTATGAATGTAAACAAATTTAAAACAATTGCGTTTGAATTTAATACGATTGAAACGCCTTTTACACCTGAAGGAAGTAATGTGGAGTTTATTTGTGATATGAATGGTAATGCGATCGGATTTCGCAAAACGAGTGCGATTTTAAACGAATATAATTTTGATTTGCGAATATTTGAAGAGAGATACAATGTTATAATTGTTCAAGGTGGACGAATAGGATTAATGAATGCACGTTAAAACTTTTTCTAAAAGTTTTGTTTTGAATAAACTTTTTCTAAAAGTTTTGTTTTGAATAAACTTTTTCTAAAAGTTTTGTTTTGAATAAACTTTTTCTAAAAGTTTAAAAATTGATGTTTTTTATTTGATATATAATTTATTTATTATGATGAATACTATGACAACCCCAGATTGTATACAAGCTATCACCAGTTCTGCAGGAGATAATCCAGTTATATTGATTGATTTGCAATTTCTAAAAAATTGCCCAAGATTAGAAGGTGCTGATATTTTCAAAAAACTTTTTGGTCTAGTAGAAAGTGACGATGTATTTTGTTATAAATTAAAAATGGATAATGGCTATGCTACTATTTTACAGGATTTTGGTATTACATATGATCAATGGGTTGACTTATTACTATTTCTAAAAACGCCAAATGTTTTCAGAACAAATTTGTCTATTGAGTATTTGATAAATAATAATTCTTTGGAATATGTATTGCAAACACTGGAAGATGTTATGATAACTAGTATAAAATTAGGTGGTATCCCTAAATTTGAAACATTCTATAATGACTTTTGTGAAAAAATAAACAATTATCACGCACAAAGAAATCAAATATATAATCCTCTTCTTCCTGCGAAAGATGAAAACAATAAATTTATTTGGGTTTGTTATGATGCACAACAAACTGGTTTTTGGGATTTTCACAAAATGTATAAATATAGCGATGGATGGAGTGCAACACAACGAAATAAAGGTCCATATACATGGTTTAGAAAACTAAAGGATGGAACGGAAGGAGATATTGAAGCAATTTATACCGCATCTGAAGTTGAAGATGAAATTTTACAAATTGATGATCATGAAGGGCAAATTCAAGATGATGGGGATGAAGTAAATAGTGGACAACAACCATGGATTGACAATGATGAACAAGATATTCCTTATCATGGCGGATGGTAATTACGAAGCCCATCTAGCCATTGCTTGAATTTTAAATTTGTTATTATTCTCAATAAACCATTTTTTTTTACCGGCATCCCATCGAGCCCCCCATCCTTTGGCCTCGTCTTTTTCTCCATAAGGCACATTCAAATAAATCTTCGTTTGCTTTGTTTTATAGGAGCAATGTGTTTGTCCAATCGCCAAATTTGCCAAACGATCAGCATTTTCATTGCCTAAACTATGTTGATCCTGTAATCCAGTATGAGCATTAATATGAATAAATTCTATGTTTTTCTTACCTTTACAAAATAAATAAGCCGTTTTCACTATTTTAGCATTCGGTATTTCTTCAAATTTCGTTTTTTTCCAGTTTTTCTTTTCACATTTCTCTCCGTAATCTGTACAACACCGAATAGAATATTTTGAATCAGAATAAATAATAATTTTTTTACCATCATCTATCTCTTGTCTAAGAATAGAAAGTGCTTTTATGATTGCAAGTAATTCTGCTACATTATTTGTTTGTGGTCCTTTATAAGCCTCACTCACATTTCTAGGATCATCTTTTCCAAAATAAACTCCAAATCCGGCTCGTGCATTTGATTTACCATTATTTGAACATGCCCCATCAGTATAAACAATTATTGCTTCTTCCTCTTCGTCACTAACATATTCTTCTATATCCAATTCAACATCTTCTTGTTCCATTTTATTAATTATTTTATTTTCCATTTCTTTTTTCAATTTAATGTTACGAGTCGTTTTTCGTATAATAAATCTCTCCATCTTGTATTTATTGAACATCTTATATTTAATATCAAAGCGAATTAAATATAAGGTTTATGTGAGATCTCTTTTTAGTGAGACCAAATAGCATCGTAAGGTTGTGGTGATTTGGTAGGATCAACTGGTTGATAATTTTTTGTATACGACGTTTTTGAACCTCCTAAGCGATTATCGGATTTCATCTCATGAGTAGCACCATCAACTGCTCCTTGATATTTTAAATCCCCCATAATACTTTTAAGTTCATTAACTTTTGCATTATTATGCTCACTTTGCCCACATTTTCTACGTCTTCTATGTTTTCCAGTTGCGATTGAATTTCCTAAATTTGACGCGTTTAATACATTATTAAGCACAGTTGTCAAGCGATTTTTATATAAAGATGCATTGATTTTATCCATATCGTATTTATATACAATTCTTCCAATAGTTACATATTCACTGTCTTTTAATCTTGGTTCTCTAAATCCCTTAATTCTTGATAAATCATCCATAAAATCTATACCAATTTGTGTGTAATCCAAATTGTCAGATCCTTTATCTAATTGACATGATGCTAAAGCCATTTTCAGAGATTTTTCTGTAAAAAGTCCTGGTCTAGTTCTAGCATAACCAAATTTATTTTTGGGTATCAAGACTGCACCACAATCATTGCATGCGCTATTATCTATATTACCGTCACTTACCCATGGACAATTGCGATAAGACTTACCTTCAAATATCTCATTTGAACACATATCATTGTCATATTGAGGGGCTAGACAACCATTTGGACATGTTTCTTTGCCTTTCTTGATAATAAACCCATTTGATAAACGACTGAATTTAGGATTTTGTGTTGAAAATTCTTGTGTAGCAACAGGTGTGTTGCTAGATTGTGAAGCATTACTAAGTTTTAGATTTTTAGTATTATTCATGACATTTTCTGTTACAGATGCTGGTACACCTCTAATTTTCTCTCCAATTTGCATAACTTCTTTACCTAAATAAGGTCTTGATTTCTGATATGCTTCATTTAAATCATTAAACGAATTATCAAATGCTTGTTTTAAATCAGGTTCTGCTTTTTGATAAGCCGTCTCTAAATGGGGCTGTGCTTTATTTAAATCTACTTTTGCTTTTTTATAAGCCGAATCTAAATGGGGGCGTGCTTTATCTAAATCTGATTTAGATTTAGTATAAGCACTTGTTAAACTGGGTACAGCAGCCATTATACCTTTCATAAAATCTGGTTTGCCAGCGTCCATTGCTTTCTTTAAATTGGGATTACTTTCAATAAAATTTGTAAGTTCGTCTTCTCCAGGTACATCATTCATATCAGTTGGTATGTTTGTCATTGCTTCTCCAAAAGTTCCACCTGTATTTAAATAATTACGAATATCCATATAAAAGAAAAATAATGTGTAAATTACCATAATAGTTAGTGCTAAATAAAAAAACATATATAATTTAATAATATATTAAATTTTACTAAATTATATTTAGAATATACTCCATGCTGAATTATATGGTTGTACTTTTTTTGTTTCGTTTTTTCCGGGTTTATATGTGTCTGTAAATTTGGCGTCGTCCATTGGTACACCAGCCAATTTCAATTTCTTTTTCATCATTGAATTACTATTGTCTCCAAACATTCCGGTTATACGTTTTGTGGTAGATTGTATAGGTTCATTCTCACCGTCAACAGAACTGGTTGATAAACTTGAACTTGCTAACATTTCGTAGACATCTTTCAAAACTTTCTGGGTATAGACTTGTTTTTGTGATTCTGATATATTTTCTGATTTAAGTTTGACTACAAATCTTCCCAATGTCTCATAATCTGTTTCATCAATATCAGGAATAGAAAAATTGCGAATAATGGATACTTCTTCTATAAAACTCTTACCAACTCTAATATAATTTGACTGACTTTCTTCTGCTAGATTAATATCCCCGGGAATTAAATGTTTACTATTTAACACCTTTTTCATTATATCCTTGTTAAATATTGAAAAATCTCGGGGATTTTCAACACTTGCATAATCATTTTCCATATCTGGTTGAGATGCCATATTATTATTATCAGTCATTGATTTACGTTGTTCTTCGTGTTGCTGTTCTTGAACAATAATAGGCTGATCTGTTACTGTTTGAGAATCATTTTGTTGATTTTCCATTCCCTCAGCAAATACTCCTCCCATTTTCAATGTGTATGAGTTTTTATAGTTTGTAATATCAAAATAAAAATGATAAATAATAAATCCAAACATTAATATAAGTCCTAAAATAAAAAGTATTTCTCTCATTATATATAATTTATTATTATAATAAATTATATTTGATCATATATTTTTTTCTTGATATTAGATTTCATTTATTGAGAAATTAAATGTGAATTTAATTGTTGACTTACCACAACAAAAGTAACACATTTACTCATATGTTTTATTTTGTGGGCGTTAATATATGCACATGTTGATCTTATTCCACCTAAATAATCTAAAACTGTATTATTCAATTGTCCTTTATACCGAATCTTAATAACTCGTCCTTCAGATGATCTATATTTCTCCATCGAACCGTAATGTTTTTTCATTGCTAATTCACTACTCATTCCATAAAACATTTTGTATTTTTTTATCTCTCCATTTGATTGTTTTTCTTCTATTACTTCCCCCGGATTCTCCTCGTGTCCTGAAAATACCCCACCACACATTACAAAATCTGCCCCAGCTCCAAAAGCCTTCGCCATATCACCAGGACAAGTAATTCCACCGTCACCTATAATAAATCCACCACATCCGTGCGCAGCATCAGCACAGTCAATAATTGCACTTAATTGTGGAACTCCTACACCAGTCTTTAATCGAGTAAGACAAGCACTTCCCGGACCAATACCAATCTTTACACCATCTACCTTACCATTAATGATAAGTTCTTCTACCATTTCTCGAGTTGCTACATTACCAGCAACAATTATTTTATCAGGGAAAGAATCTCTCAGTTTATGACAATAATTAACTACTTGTTGCATATATCCATTTGCAACATCTACACAAATCCATTTTGCATTTGTACATGTAATAATATCATATAATTCAGAAAAGGTACTTTCATCAATACCGGTTGAGATCATAAAATAATCTGGATTTAATGGAGATAGTTGATGTCTTTTTTTAAAATCGGCAACGGTATAAAACTTATTTAGACATGTAATCATTTTATGTTTATTTAATACATCATAAATTTCTAATGTTCCTGTTGTATCCATATTTGCAGCAATAATAGGTACACCTTTCCATTTTCGTGTTGAATATTTAAATGTTATTTCTCTTTCTAAATCAACCTGACTTCGAGAAGAAATAGTTGTTCTTTTAGGTCGGATTAGGACATTATTGAAATCATATTGTGGTGTATTAATTATTTTCATATATTTTTAATTATTAAGACAGTTTTAAGTATATTTTTAATATTCAATGTATATATATGCCATCATTTGATTGGAATAAGATGTATGAAGATACAAAAGTTGGGAGTAAATGGTTAGGAAAAAATGCGATGGGTAGTGAAAAAAAAAAGAAAACCAAAAAGCCAAAAAAAAAAGAAAAATCGAAAAAAATCCCATTGACACAAAATGAAAAAATTATGTATACGGTAATGTTATTGATATGTATCCCATTAGGAGTATTATTTTTCGTGTATTACAATTCAGGATTAATGCAAACAATAATAATGGCAAAGGGGTTATATAAAACGGAGAGAAATCTTGGAATACCAACAGATCCAGATAAGGTTCCTTATACAAAATCAACAACACCCGGGACAAGTCATGATCCATCAAACAGTAAAAGTGTATTTGATTTAATGGACAAACAAAATAAAAAAGTAGCGGGAGTAAATCCACCTAAGCAAACAGGCGGTAAGAGATTTAAACAAAAAGGTGGTTTTAATAGAGCAACAAATGATGTAAAACCATTTTTAGATACTACAAAATTTGGGTTTCCGTATACATGGTATGATAATGATAATTTATTAATGAGAGGAGTAAGTGATTATTTCACTACCTTTTGGACATTTATGAGAGGAGGATTAGTAAAACTTTTAGATATATGCAATGAATCTCTTTATAGCGATGGTTATACAGGTCATCCGCAAGATTTAGGAGGACAAGTGTTTGATTTTGCTAAATTTTCATTTATTCTTCCCATGCTTTCATCTCTTATGTATGTAGGTAATATAGGTTTAGGGACGGTCGCCCTGGCATGGTCATCTATAAATAACCAAACATTATTGCTACCATTTTGGATTGTAGTTGGTATATTAAGTTTAACGATAGGTATTATTACTACTATTGCTGTTACAGGATTAACAGTTTCATATCTCAATATATTTGTAACAATTGCTTTTGTTTTATTAACAATATCAGTATGTTTCTTTTGGCCTTATGGAATTACATGGTTGTATACAGTATCTATGATACTTAAACCAAATGAAGAAAAAAAGAGATTATTTAGAAATTATCTTAAAAACTATGAACTTTGTTGGATCTTATCAATGATATCCTTATTAGGAGTAACAATTTCTTATGTTTGGGAATGGCATATAATTCCCAAGGTCGCATTTGGCGGTGTAGGCGGTGCATTTATACTTCTTAGAGCAATGGGATTATTTTAATTTACCTTTTTTTCAAAAAAGGTAAGAAAAAAAAACTCATTAAACAAAATATCAAAAAAACATAGATCCCGTTAACATATTATCAAAAAAAAATTATATACTATTATAGTATATGATTGCTTTTTTCAAGTTGCTTTTTAAGAAATTCAATAAATTTCATCCTGTTCTACAAGTTCTTACCACATTTGGTATTTTATATATTATTCGCATGATATATAATACATTTTTATACAGTTATTTTAGCTCTTTTAATTTAGAAGGTTTTGGATCACCAAAAGAATTGGTGTATTTCCATATGGATGGATGTGGACATTGTAAGAATTTCTCTCCAATTTGGGACCAATTTGCATCAGGTTATAATGGAAATCTTAAAATTAGAAAAGTAGAACGTGCTGATGCAGGTAATGAACTTGAGAAATATCAAATACAAGGGTTCCCATCTATTTTATTATTAGATGGACAGGGTGGGAAAAAAGAATTTTCAGGCGATCGCAATATGCAAAACTTAGAGGCGTTTGCAAGAAATTAATTTTGGACCAAGAAATTAATTTTGTTCATTACCCCAAACATTATCTATAAATTTATATATCCTATTCAGATCTAACTTATTAATCTCATAATTTTCATTATTAAATAATTCTATAATATATTCTAAATCATGTTCGTTTCTTAAATTTATAAAATATGAAAACATATCCTTTACATCCATAGATAATTGTCGACATAAATCATTAATAAAAAGAGAATTATTATATTCCGTCGAATATTTTGTTAAAACTTTGGTAAAACGAATATTTTGTCTCAAGTTAGATTTTTTTTTTGGTTTATAATTTTTATGAAATAAATGATTATTGTAAAATGTTTTAATTAATGAACTCATTTCATTAAATATCCATATTTGTTTTTGAAATGTTATCCTGTCAATGTAGTCTGAAAAACAAATATTATTTAATATTTTATTATAAAAAACCATACTTAGCGATTTGGGATAACCTTCTAGTT